ACGGATCTAATACAGTTCATCATTCTTTTGTTACCATCTTAATAAGATATTCCATAAGGGCGGTTGGCTTGACTGTACTATGAGTGTTTCATTCTCATCTATCGCTCTTACTTGCCTTTGCTTGATAGATTATTGATTTGAAGAAACGAGAGGCGTTGCCTGAATCTTCTAACCATTGTTCTTCTTGCTCTAAATTATTGGTATTAAATATGCTGTTTCCATTTTTATTGTTACTTGGAAAGTGACCCTTGCTTTTACTATCAGGAAAACACTCTCTTACTTCTTCACTGTTGTCGTGGATGAGGTTGGCAGGAAAGCGACCATTACGATTTATTATATCTACTCTTGCTACTGTATTTTTATCTTTAATCCAACAATTTTTATCTATGTTTGTGCTTGGTCTAAAAGTATTATTCCAGTCAGCATCTCCTTGATATTCTACTCTACTCTCATCTATATTTATTCCACCTGTTCCGTACTTTAATACATTTTCTGCTATTGTTTTTTCTCCAAGAGGTTTGCGAGCCATACAGATAGGTTCGTGTGCTGGTTTAAGAGCAGTTCCCCAGCCTTCCCATTCGGAAGTGCCTTTGGTGTATTTATATTCAGGGTTTGCTTTTCCTCCGTCCATTGTGTTTGAACCTAGAGTAGATGCCACCTGACCACCCTCTATTTCTTTTCTCTCATTCCCCTGTATCTTATCTACTGCCTTACCTATATTCAAAGATTTTGGAAATCCTGAACCATACACCCATTCAATCATATCTCTCACTTCAAATCCTGCGTCTTCAATAGCACAAGTCATCCTGTGATAAGTTCTTGTTGCTGCAAAAGACAATAGATGTCATCATGGTTTCAAAACTCTAAGACATTCTTTTCGCATATCTACATTGTTTGCTATTCCTGTGCTATCCCATCATTTACCCATAAAGCCTATCTCATAAGGAGGGTCGGTTACTATTGAGTCTATTGAATTGTCAGGTATTAGTTTCATGCCTTCTATACAATCCATGTTGTAGATTTTGTTTAATTCTAGCATATTAAAATAATTAAATATAAATTTCAAACTTTATAACATCTCCAACTCTCCATTCTCTTATTATTCTTCCTTTGTATAGCTCTCTAACTTTATGAGCTGACTTTCGGTAGTATGATTTAGTTTCAGTCATCTAATCAGTTATAAAATAAAATTCTCTAATATAGGTAAGCTCTGTATTGAATGTGGGTCATGATCTATTCGCTGCAACATTAACCTCTAGTACTTTCGGGGTATCTTCGGAATAATTTAGGAACATAACCATATTAGCATCTTGCTCTATACTTCATGAATCCCTAAGATTATGGAGTTCAGGAGTTCACTTTGCTGCATCTCTATTTAGTTGTGATAGTATAACTATACATATTCATAGTTCGCTTGCTAGTCTTTTGAGGTTAGTAGTAATCTTGCCTATTCTATCGTTTGCATTAGTTCATTCACCACTCATTAACTGTAAATAATCTATAAATACTATTTTGTATCATTCATAAGCAAATTTTCTTATACCCATATAGATCTTTTCAGCACTAGATATAGTATCTACTACTTCCATCATAGAAATAGTTTCTAGGTGTTTATTAGCATTATATATGATTTTACTTTTTTCTTCTTCGTTTAGGTGATCTAGTTTATATGATGATGTAGCAGTAAGCATCGAAATAAACCTTTCAGATATTTCAGTTCTATTCATCTCTAAAGAAAATAAAACAGACTTTATTCATTGTGTGGCTATAGACTTCATAAGGTTTATAATGAATGTACTTTTACCTACTTTTGGTCTAGCACCTATTACAACAAGGTTTCACTCTACATAACCTTTTAGATTATTTAGCTTTCAGTATCAGAAAGGACAAATAATATCTCATCTCTTTCCTAAGTTATCAAGGGTATCGGCAAAGGCTTCCATAAATGACTTTGTATTATCCTTTAGTCAGTCTAATAATACCTTGCTTGTTAGTGTTTTTATCTGGTCTATGTTGCTATAATCAGTCGCAAGAGTAGCAATATCATTACCTAACTTTATAAGGTTTCTTTGTTTATACTTTTCTTCTATCTCCATTTCGTATTGTTTATACTTAGTGTATGAGTAACTACAAAGCATAACATCAGAAAAAAAATAATCTTTTAGTCATTCTTTTAGCTTTCAATAGACTATAGTTGTATCTATTGATTTAGTTTCTTTTGATATAGTTTCTATTACTTTCATTATTTGCTTTTCTTCGCTACCATAAAACATACTGCTATTAACTGATAGGTCGAATAGTATATCGTTATTCTCTACTATAGATGCAATCAATGCCCTTTCTGCTAATACATTACTTGGTAATTCTTTTAGATCTGCTAAGTTCATTGTAAATAGATTTATAAAAATAAATTACTTCCGTATATCTTCATCTGATAATTGTACTCTTTTTTTCTTATAGATTAGCTCTCATGTTTTCTTATCTTTAAATCGATTTTCTACAAAGTTTTTCCAGTTTACTATTTCTCTTCATTTAGGTGATTTACACCAATCAAGCATCTTTATTACTTCTAGTTCTAGCCAATCAATATCTATTCATGGAAACTTTTTATTAACTCGGTCTAGTTCTTCTAGGTTGCTGAGTATCTGTTTCACTTTGTCTATTTTCTCTCATTCACCTATGGGTATAGTTATTTCTAAAGCAACAGGTGATTCTAATAAAGTAAAGTTAAGTAAAGTTAAGTAAAGTATCCCAAGCTCCTTGTAAGGGTCTTGTAAGGGTCTTGTAAGGGTCTTCATAGTATCTTCAATAATCGCTTCCTTAAATGGGGTTAAGTGATTTCATAATTCCTTCAATTCTCTCTCTACTCACTTTCGTATATTATCACTACTAGATGATATTTGTAAGTTCTTAAAAAAATTACAAACTAAAATAAATCAATCCCTATAAAAACATCTTTTATCCTTCTCAAATCTTACAAGTATCTTAGCAATCATATCCCTGTCTATTCATGTATCATATCACATCTTTTTTAATGATAACTCGTATATTCAACACACTCATAGTTTATCGTTGCTTAGTAAATATATTCGTAATAGCTTTTCTATAGGATCTAGGTCTGTAAACCAAGTGTCAGACCGCATACGGTCTTGTATATATCTTTTTTTCATTTGATCTATTGATTAGAAAATAAAATTTTATCCTTTACGTTTTCAAAAGCTGTCATATACCTTTTTACAACGCCATCCCAAGATAAGTTAGTTCACTTATATATTTCTTCGGGTGACTCGTAATTATACCTTATATCTCCTATATCAAATCACCATTCGTCTATAAATTTATACTTAACCCACATTAGGTCTGGATCTTTATACATCCATTTCTTAAAGTTCCCATAGTAATCTCTTTTTTGCATTTTATCTCTATATCGCTCTGTTAATTCATTATATCAATCTATATCTTGTATATGCTTATGTTTACAAATAGCGGTAAAGTAAGCTCAATTATATTTATCCGTTCCTATATATCATTCCATACTAGATAATGCTTCTTCTATTATATTACTACTGTACTTCTCGCATAGCTTGTTAAAAGCATTTACACTGATAAATCATATATCGTATCAAATATCTGTATATATGTTATATGCTGTAGATTGTTCTTTTTTGTCTTTGATCTTTTTTTTAAAATCTAAGTATTGTTTCAATATCTTTTCTTGTTCTTTCAATTCTTTGATCTTTTTTTTATAGTCTACATTTAACTCTTTATTATTTATTAGATTCTTTCACTTTCATATATTGCATTCTCGGCATGCGGTACATAGGTTTTCTAATTCATTTCATCATCATTTTGCAACTGGTATTATATGATCTACCTGTAGCTTTATTCAATCTGATGGGGTTCTTCAGCAATACCTACATTTAAAGTCACTCTTTTTAAACACTTCTAGCCTGATTTTAGGGCTAATACATTCTCTCATAATAATATATCATATAAAATAAATAATAAAAAAATCGTCCCATAATGTGTGGAACGATGTAGGTGTAATTGCTTATGCAGGTTCCACGCTACATCAACAATATAGGACGATTTCTCCAGTAGTATTACCTACTGTACCACCAACCTAAATCGGTGGCGGATTATTTAGAGTATAAGAATTTATTTTTTAATTTCAAGTCATTTTTTATATTACCCTCTAACTATTCGTTTTAGGTATAAAGAAAAGCTGTATGAGAAAGTTTTGAGAAGCAATCATACAGCCAACAGCAATAGAACAGAAGAACCAAGACAAGAACTAATTTATTTAGTTTTTTGTATTATTGACTAAAAAGATAGTCAACATTTCTATTATAGTAAAAAGATTTTTAATTGCAACACAAATATTCTATTGATTTCTAATATATTTTTATTATACTACTACTATATTTAATTTAATAAGCTACGAACAATGAGAGAAATAAAGTTTAGAGCTTGGGATAACTGACAGTTTAAATATTTTGATTTAGACGCATTAGAAGATAGAAAGGTTAGTATATCAGATGAGAATTTTAACACCGTCACAAAT